ACGCAAGCATAGATAGCAACGTGGTTGATATCCGTAGACTTGCAGGATTAAAATAAGGAGAAACCAAATGTCAGAACTATTAGAAAGTCGCTGGCAGGACACCAAAACTGCACTTCTTGAAGGCCTACAAGGCACAAAGAAACAGGTAATGGCAAGCACTCTTGAAAATACTCGCAAGTATCTTTCAGAGACAGCCACTGCAGGTGCTACCTCAGCCGGTAATGTTGCAACTCTTAACAGAGTTATTTTACCAGTCATCAGACGTGTGATGCCAACTGTGATCGCAAACGAGATCGTTGGTGTTCAGCCTATGACAGGTCCAGTGGGTCAAATCCACACACTAAGAGTACGCTACTCAGATACAGTAGGCACAGGCGCAAGCGGTGCTGTAGCTGGTGAGGAAGCTCTTAGCCCATTCAAGATTGCTGAAGCATATTCAGGTAATGCTACATCAGGTAAAGCTGATGCAACTGCTGCACTTGAAGGTGCCGCTGGTAACAAAATGTCAATTCAGATCTTGAAACAAACTGTAGAAGCAAAAACCAGAAAGCTATCAGCTCGCTGGACTTTTGAATCTGCACAGGACGCACAGTCACAGCACGGTATCGACGTTGAAGCAGAAATTATGGCTGCTTTAGCACAAGAAATCACTGCTGAAATCGACCAAGAAATTCTTGGTTCACTTGCTACACTAGCAGGAACTGGTACAGATACATTTGACCAGGCTGCTGTATCAGGTACAGCTACTTTTGTTGGCGACGAACATGCAGCACTTGCAGTTCTTGTTAACAGAGCAGCAAACAGAATTGCACAGAGAACACGTAGAGGCGCAGGTAACTGGGCTGTTGTATCTCCAGCAATCCTAACAGTGCTACAAAGTGCAACTACTTCTGCGTTTGCAAGAACAACTGAAGGTTCATTTGAAGCTCCAACAAACACAAAATTCGTTGGCACATTAAATAACGCAATGAAAATTTACGTTAATACATATGCTGCAGACGATGATGTACTTGTTGGTTACAAAGGCTCAAGCGAGTCAGATGCAGCGGCATTCTATTGCCCATACATCCCGCTAATGAGCTCAGGCGTTGTGCTTGACCCAACATCATTCGAGCCAGTCGTATCATTTATGACACGTTACGGATATGTTGAGTTATCAAACACAGCTTCATCGCTTGGTAACGCAGCTGACTACTTAGAAAAAGTAGAAGTAACAGCAGCAAACCTAAGCTTCAGCTAAGATTAGTAATTATAAACTTCAAAATAGGCCCTACGGGGCCTATTTTTTTGACTCCTAAAAACTTACCTTTTTCCTTTTCGGATAAATACTTGTGTCAATAATCGTGTCACATAGTGTGGACTTATGCGGAAATGACCCACCGCGTATCCCTTAGAAGGGGACATTAAAGGAGAAAACAAATGGGAAGACCTATTAACAAAGATAAAATTGGATTTGGTACAGGCCGAATCGCAGTAAGCAGACACTTTTTTACAGGTGGTGCAGAAGCAACGACAGGAGCACATATTTTGAGACAGATTGGTGATGCCAAATATGTTGTAAGATTAGATTCTAACAACGATGCAGGCGGACCATTTTCACCAAGAGATCATGCTAATGACGAAGTAATGACATTAGTTAACAAAGCAAATGGTGCAATGAGTGCAGGAGAGTTTAGAATTGACGCAACAGGAAGCGATTCAACTGTATATCAAGTTACAAAGTTACGTAACAGAACTGTGCAGATTGAAGGATCAGGTGGAGGAGCCACTTCTTCAAGTGCGGACAATGCCATTTACGAAATTGGTAATGCACCAGATGCAAGAGAAAATTCATCTGTGCCTAATGCCGTATTAAGTGTTTCTTTACCAAGGCAGTCTTAAAAAAATATTATGTAGGGGTGTAATGCCCCTACACTATTAAGGAATTTTAATGTCAAAAGTTTTAAGTGTAAACAACGGTAACTATACTGTTAAGGTAGAAGCAGGAGGACAAATAGTCCTGGACACTGCAAGAGGTTCTTTTGTAAGCGGAAAACCTGCAGGCACTGTAGTAATACGAGGTAGTTTAGAAGTTGAAGGAACAACTACCACAGTAGAAAGTAACGATACATTAATTAATGATAATATACTTACACTTAACAACGGACAAGCTGGCGCAGGAATAAGTGCATCAAAGAATTATCAATCAGGTATTGAAATTGATAGAGGTTCAGAAGAAAATGCTAGTTTCGTTTTTGATGATAGCGTTACCTGGAATATAGGCGGAGATAGTGGTACTGGCGGATTTAAATTTTTTACAGGTGCCGGAAATAAAACAACTCTTGTTATAGATGGTATAAAAACCAATGGTGCGTTGTTTATTGATACAGGTAATAATGCAATTAGTGTTACAAATGCAACTGACTACGAAACTCGTATTTTTCCGTATGCCGGTGGAGTAATTACAGGCGGGGCAATAGATGATGATTTAATACCAAATGCAAAAGCGGTTGTTGATTATGTTACGTTTGCATCTGCAAACGTTTTGCAAGATAGAATTGAAGAAGGCACTACATCTAAAACTTTTGTTGAAACAAAAGATTTTGAAGTTACCGGATCAGCTAGCCAAGTAAAAATTGGTGTGAATAACGTAGATAAAATTAGTGTTTATCAAAATTCAATTGAGTTAGAAGATATTTTAATTCAAGGAAGTCAAATAATGACTTCTAGTAGTAACGAAAATCTACGTTTAGAAGCTGCTGGTACAGGCAGTGTACAGATAAACGATAAACTACTCATTACAACAACTTTACAAGCTGATGATGCAGCAGTAGATCCATTGGCACCTAGTGCTGGATCTATAATTTACACAAAAGCCGAAGGCAATGGTGGAAGTGGTATATATTTTGTAAATAGTAGTAATACACAAAATGAATTGATAAGTAATAATAGATCGTTACTTTACAGTATGATTTTTTAAGGAAACAAAATGGCAATAGTAAACGCAAGATTAACTGGATCACAACTTAATGTACTTACAGTACCAGCTGGAAAAAGATATGCAATTACAAACATATTAGTTTGTAATAATGCAAGTAGCGGATCACAAGACTTTGATTTACATTTTATTGCTAATTCTGGAGGGTCTATAGGTACGCTTGATAATAATGTAACTAGAGTAATAGCAAATTTAAGTTTACCTTTTGGCGAAACATTTACATTTGACAGCGAAAAAGTAGTATTAGAACCAGGCGATACTGTATCCTTTGTTGGCCATGCAGATTTAGCAACTACAGTAAGTTATTTGGAAGTGTAATGAGATTAATTAAAGCTCAAAATACAAATTTGAGAAACATCTACGGTAAAGGTGTAAAGTATGACGTAAATGATCAAGTTATACTTGATAGCACCAACACTGTTTTAGTGCCATCAGGCACGACAGCACAAAGACCTACATCGCCAGTAAATGGACACATGAGGTATAATACAACTGACGCTAGATTTGAAATATACGAAAATAATAAATGGGACGGCTTAAAAGTTGCTGCACCATCAACTGCGGCGCCTGTTTTACAACAAAATTTAGGTAGTGGAGATGCTGTAGAAACAATCTTTGGGCCTCTCAATAGCGGTGATCCTTTTTATCCTGTACCGGCTGCGGCACAAAATATTTTAGTTTTTGTTGAAAATGTTTTTCAAATTTCAGGAACAAACTATACACTAGTACAAAATCCAGGCGCACAAAATACTATTACAAATATTATAAGCACTGGAGTAACCACAATAATAGAAACAGCAACAGCACATGGTTTTACTACTGACGATCTAATATATGTTAGTGGAGTTGAAAGCACAATTGATGATGCAGTTGAAAATCTAAACACAGACGATTCAAGTTCCCCGGGCAGTCATACTATTACAAGTATTCCTTCAACTACTAGAATAGAAATAGCTGTTAATACAGCAGGCGGTAACACTGCTAATTATATTGCAAGTAGCGGTATTATACTTAAGGCAGGCACATCAACAGGACCGTATCTTCCAGGATACTATCTATCATTTACATCAGCACCTGATTTAGATAAACCTATAACAGTCCTACACAACTTCGACAAGTAATCCAATAAATACTGTGTCAGGAGAATAAATTTGGCACAAGTAGGTAGAATATCCGGTCCGCTATTACAGGACAATCTTTTAAGAAATGGTTTAGATCTTGCTTTTCGCAATGATTCTGGAACCACACAACTTCTTTATCTTGATGTCAATACTGGCAAAGTAGGCATTAATAAAAACGCTCCTATTGTAGAACTAAACATTGAAGGCGATGCACGTAGCACTAATTGGAATACTACTGCACTTACAAGTTTGACCGGCTACGAAATAAGTAACAACAACATTAATGTACGTTCTGGAAATATTAATTTAAATGCAGGCACAGCAATTAGATTAAGTAATCTAGAAACAGAAGCATTTCAAGCTACAGACAATACAATTAGCACACATATTTCTAATGCAAATATTGATTTACGTCCTTGGCAAGAATATGAATTAGATACAAGCGACCCTTTCATTGCAGATCTAAATGATACACTTTTACAAGTTTCAAGGGGTCAAATAGGCCCTGGCAATGCAGACTACGAGTTTTGGACTACAGTTTTACCGAGTGGGTTTCAAAGAGGTGATTGGAACGAAAGCGGCTCAATTAGCATTGACGATGTTCTTGGATTTCTTAATTTCACAAGAGGAAATGTTAGCCCACCAAGTGCTGCATATGATCGTGGAATAGCAATAATAAATGCGAAATTACCTACTGTAGAAAGTTTAGCTAATACTAATGTCTCAGGAAATATACATGCAACTGGTAACATAACTACTGACGGAAATATAATATTTGGAGATCAAAATACTGATAGTATTATCTTAAACGCAGAAGTTACATCTAGTATTATTCCTGCTGCTAACAACACGTATGCGTTAGGCGCACCAACAAAACGCTGGGACTATCTTTATAGCACACTTATAAATGGAACTAATGTTGTTACTGGTAATTTTAATGTAAGCGGAATAGATCCATTAAGTCTTAGACAGGGGAACATATTTTGGGTTGCACAAAACGGTGATGACAACAATGTAGGAGATCATCCTAACGGTCCTTTCAAAACACTTAAACATGCTCTTGATGTTGTTGATGCAAGCACACAAGGACCTGTTACAATACATGTAATGCCTGGCGGATATGAAGAAGAACTTCCTTTGGTTGTGCCTAGTAATGTAACTATCAAAGGTGAAGATTTTAGAAATACAATTATACGTCCTACTAGTGCTGATCAATCAAAAGATGTTTTCCACCTAAACGGTGAAACTACAATAACGAATATTACTATAAAAGATTTTTATTATGACAGCGGCAATGACACAGGTTATGCATTTAGATTTGCGCCCGGCGCAGTAATAAGCACACGCTCTCCTTATATACAAAATGTAACAGTAATCACTCAAGGTACTACAACAAGTGCAAGTGATCCGAGAGGATTTGCAAGTGGTGATGCAGGCAAAGGCGCACTTATTGACGGAGCATCAGTGCCTAGTGCAAGTAATGAAGCAAGTATGCTTTTCCATTCAGCAACATTTATTACACCAGGTGTTGATGCAATTACAATGACAAACGGTGTGCGTGTAGAGTGGCTGAATAGTTTTACCTACTTTGCAAACAGAGGATTGTATGCAAAAAACGGAGCAACAGGACATCTAAGCACAGACGGATCAACTGTACAATATGGTGCTGAAATTCGTTCAATTGGTTCAGCTAGTGTCTACGGAAACAAAGGCGCAGAAGCAGACGGCAACGATTGTATCATGTATCTTATTGCACATAACTTTGCTTACATAGGTGCAGGTAAATTTGTAGATAATGATCCTAGTAGAGCCATACAAGCAAATGAAACAATAGAATTAAATAGCGGTAAAATTTATCATGTATCACAAGATCACGGCGGCGATTTCAGAATTGGTGATCAATTCTTTGTTGATTTTGAAACTGGTACAACTAGTTTGAATCTTACAGCTGCACAAGTAGACAGTTTACAAACTTTGAATATTACTGACAGCAACGGCACAACAATAGTAACACCAGCACTAATTGATATTGGTAATTTTAGAATATCAAACAATAACATTGATACACTATTTGGTGCAATGAATATAGATGCGGCTACAGAAATTAAATTTAATAATGATGTAAACTTTAAAAAGAATTTAAGTCTAACTGGTAATATTAGTGTAGGTAGAGAACTTATAACATTTGGCGATACATTTGGACAAGATACTATTGATATAAACGCTGATATTTCAAGTGATGTAGTGCCTGATATAAGCGGATATTATAATCTTGGAAGTAGTTCATATAAATGGAAACAAGGATATTTTTCAGAAGCAAATATTGCTGACATAAAATTTAAAGACACAACAGTTACAACAACTATTTCAAATAGCAATCTAGAATTACAGGCCAACGGTGCTGGCGAAATATATCTACCAGATGCTGATTTAGAAATAACAAATGCCGCAACAGTAACAGGGTCAACAACTTTAAAAGATACAAATATTACAGGAAATGTTGTACTAGCAGGTGATTATAGTATTACAGATAATTTTAATCTAACGGGTAACTTGACTGTACAACAAAATTTTAGTGCAGTGCAAGCAACACTAGAAAAAGTCAATATCAAAAATAATGTTATAGAAACTTATTCAGGAAATGACAATTTAGATATCAGAGCAAGTGGCACAGGAAATATACTGTTTGACGAAAGTGTGATTATAAACCAAAATCTTACAGTATCAGGAACAACTAGTGCTGTGGATTTATCTCTTGCAAGTGTGACAGCCGATCTCGCTACAGATGATATAGATATATTTGATAATATAATTACCACTACAAATACAAATAGTAACTTAGATCTTAGAAGCACAGGATCAAGTACAGTGCAATTAGAGCAGATACTGTTAGACGGCACAAACATAAGTTCTGCAAATAATATAACTTTCGATCCAACAGAAAATTTAATTATTAATACCGACAAGGCACTAAATTTACCTAAAGGAGATATCTCACAGCGTCCTCAAACACAAGGTGATGTACGATTTAACACAGAAAAAAATGTGTTTGAATTATATATAAATTCTGCTGTTGCACTTGGAGGTGTATATTCAGATAATTTGTTTACAAGTGTTTTAGCACATCCTACAAACAATACACTTCAACTAAACGTTGCCAATGTAAATGTAGGTAGTTTTGACAGTGACGGCATTAATATTCACGCTATGCAAGTTGAGGATATTAATATCGATGCAAATACTATTGGTACAAACGTAAGTAACAGCGACTTAGAATTAGTACCAGACGGTTCTGGAGATGTTGTTATAGATAATATAACATTTGATGATAATGCTATTAGAAATACAGAAAATGATGCAGTAACACTATTAAGTAATACTGCTAAGGGTTACTGGAAATTTGGCGGAACTGGCACTATACGTATGCCCTTTGGCGATAACAGTACACGCCCTTCTACACCTGAAATAGGATTTACAAGAGTCAACACAGTATCTAACGAAATGGAATCTTGGAACGGTACTTCTTGGGAAACATCAGCTGGTAGATTTGATAGTATTTCGGTAGAAGATATGGAAGACGAAGCTCTCATTCAGTCTCTAATCTACGGCTAAACAGCTATTATTTACAAATCATATAAATACTATTAACGCTGCAATGGATCGACCAAATCCGTAGCGGGACAAACTGTGGTTAGCCGGCAAAGAGCAACAGCTGAAAATTAGGCTTGTGGGACAGGATCCCCGTGTTAAGGAGTAGAGATGGCAGTTGGTCGCATATCCGGTCCGCTCTTAAAGGCAAATCTCATTAGAAATGGGATTGATTTAGCTTTTGAGAC